CTTACAGCACCATTAACACACAATCTGTTTGCTAATGTACTTGCAGGAGTATAACCTACTCCCCAATAACCTACTTGGTTAGTCATTGTAGATATACCACCATAGATTACACTTTCATTAACATTTCTAAAAATTACATTGTAGCGTGTATTTGAAGTACCTTGAGATTCGACTGCTAAGCCATAGCCATCTGTCGTATCTGTATTTGTAATAGATACTGCTACTGATGAACTTGCGTTCATACTTACATTTCCACTAAACGTAGTATTGTTATTAACTAAAAGAGTACCACCTGAATTATAAGACAGTCCAGTCTCTGAACCATCTCTTGACTTGAGGTTTATTTGGTCTGAACGTAAGTCTAAAGCACCATTACCACTATCGTGTTGTATAATAGATACATAAGAAGCAGTTGGAATTATTTTTAAAGCACCATAACTAGAAGTACCAGTAAGCGTACCTCCACTTAGAGGGAGGTACGTTCCACTTCCAACAGAAGTTAATTCATCGCTAAATACTAATCGTTTAACTGCCATTATTTAGTCATAGTTTCAATCTTCTCAATAATAGAAGATATTATTTTTGCGTCTGAAGCTCTAATATTTGACTGTACGATAATAGATAGGATAATTTTTAAATCCTCTTTTGTTAACGTGTCATTGGATGGGGTTTCTTCTTTTTTAGCCATCGAGATTACTCCTATGTAATTGACCTATTTTCTGAATTACGATATAAGCCTGCTCTACCTCCGAACCATCGAAAGTAGAGCGACCTAATACCTTTAATAAGAAGTCAGTGTCTTTAACATTAAGCTTGATTTCAGGCTCTTGTTTAGGCATAACTTCTTGTTTTTGTTTTGCAAATCGAGACAATTAAGATGTCCTGATATACATGTTGTTATTTGTGGTGTCGTAAATCATGTCTCCAACATTCGCATCTGAATCTGTTGGCACACCTGCTTTAGTTTTTGCAAGCATCAATGGAACTGAAGTCTCAGGAAATGCAACTGTATCTTTTGTACCTGTTGCCCATGCAGACTTTGAATGGTCCCAAAACAAACAAGCGTTATCTCCAGTAGTTCCTCTTTCAGCTACAATACCTGTATCAACACCAGCATTTGAACCTAAATCTGAATTAAGATGAATTAGATTGTCAGCAATTTCTAATGTTTCAGTAGTAGTAGTGATTGTTGCGCCACTTACTGTTAAATCTCCAGTAAGAGTTAGATTACCAGTAATTGCTGTATTAGAATTAATACCTAAAGAACCTTGACCTGTAATACTCCCAATATTTTGAGTTGTATTTACAGCTATTACAGAATCTGTGGCAGTAAGACCAGTTCCTGCAAACATAGTAGCAAGATGACCTAGGCTCTTTTTCTTTGTAGCGTTTGAATCACTAGCATCAATTATCATAAAGCTATCTGATTTATTTAGAGCAGTAACTTCAGCTAGTCCTGAAATGTCAAGCTTTAGCAAACCCCCTGAGTTACCTATTCCACTATTTGTGCCTGACGCTTGATAAGTTGCTAGGTCTGTTAAAGTCATAGTTCTATGAACTGAGTTTGCAGAGTCGTAGTAAGGTATTTCATCTGCTGTTGCTAAATCAGCATCTTTATTAGTCATAGCATTAATGTCGTACATATTATCTGTTCGATAAGACCATGTACCATCGCCATCTGTTATAACATACTGTCCTGCTGTACCATTGTCTGAAAGACCAACAAGTGAAACAGGAACTACTGATGCAGAATCTAATTTTGCGGCTGTAACAGCGTCATCAGGAAGTTTACCTGTAGTAACTTGTAAATCTCCAATCATCGCTGTTCTAACAGCGTTAGCTGTAATAGTCAAATCAATAGCAGTATCTGCACTACCATTAAATGCACCTGTACCAGTGACATCGCCACCACTAAAAGCTATATTTCTTGATGTTGTTAATGTTGGTGCTGAGCCAGTAATACTGTGAGGTACTAGCCCATTTTCATCCAACACAACAATTTGTTGTACGCCCATATTATTTAATCTCCTTGATTATATTTCTATAAACAGACCACCATTGTGTATAAACATTTCTCCTGTACTAGGACTACTTGGCAATGATGATTCTGTTTTTATGATTAATTTGCTTGGCGATAAGGTTCCTGTAATCGTTACATCTCCTGTAAAAGTTGTAGTACCCACTACGTCTAAAGTTGTTGTACCGAGATACAACGGACTACCTGTTCCCTCACCGTCAAACACTCGTTTTGCTGTGTTTTCCAGCCCTTGATTAGCCGTACTTCCTAGCACAGTTAATAAGTCTTTGTAAGTTTCACTTACTGTATAGCTTGTTAGATTTGCCATAATATTAGCCCAGGCTTAATGGAACTAAAGTGGAAGGCTGTCTTGAAACAGTAGGCATAGATACCCTAACTGAAGGTACTACTGAAGCTGGTTCCATCTTAACCAACACCTTACTTGTAACACTTTTCCAAGATAAACCCTGTCTCCACAAAACTGAAGACGAAGCCCAAGCTCCGATTCCATCTCCTGAAACTGCTCCTCCTTGTTTTAATGCCATTAGAACTCCCTCCCTTGAATAACTACAGAACTTTCTTCTGACTTGTGAGTATTTGCTTCTTGTTTTCCTGACGCTACTGCTTTTTCAAACTTTGATAAGAAATACTTTGCTTGAGGTAATGTATCCAATCTTTTTTCATAGCCGTGAGCTATTGCCTTATAACAAATAGCTTCATGATATTCCACAGGAATAACAGGAGATTCTACCATACCTGTTTCTACCCTTACCCCTGAGACAGTTGAGCCAGCATCAGGAGCTACAAATGGAGAATCATGCCTAGAGCAATGTAAGTTTAATGAACCTGCCGTTGGTCCAGATAATGTTTTCCTATCTGTTCCCATATCAGCTATAGCTAACGCATCTTTATCTATCCAGTATACTTTAGCCATTATGTTATATCCTCCTCATCTGGAGACTGAATCATTCTTTCTATCTTTTTCCCATCAAAATAAACATTATTTATAGATACTATTTCATCATCTATTTGATACCACCTAACCCCATTTGCAATAGTCTTTGTAAAGATACCTCTTAAAATTTTTGTTCTTTTTGTAAACTCTCTTAGCGCTTGATTTAGATAAACTCTTATTTCGTTTTCCAGCATATTTGGGTGGTGAGTACGCACCAATTCAATCATTTGTTCTTGAGTTAAGCCATAACCATGTGTAGGAGAGTTTGTTGTAGTTGAATTACTTTGCGCCATCTTTTACTCCCATAGTTGGTTGACCGCCTAGACGTGTAATTTTATCATTGTACATTTGCAATAACGTACCTAATTCCTGTGTGGCTATTTGAGCCAATTCAGGGTCTTCGTCTTTATGAACTAAATCATTTATCCTACTTTGCAATACTCGTATAGAAGCTCCTAGAACTACAGCATATTCTGCTGTGTCTGGGAAATTGGTAATTAAAGAATCTGAATACAACGGTGAGGGATAAGCTATATGATAAACTCTTGCAACTTCTGAGCTTGTAGGATTAGGCTTAATAAATAATTTCCCACCACCAGAAGTCTGTCCCTCCATGTAGTAAACTGGAGTTCTTTTAGTAGGCTCATATATACTTCCTGAGCTTGACTCCATATAAGCTTTTAATTGTAATGGGGTTTCTACACACCCATAACCATTTCTTAACACCGCCAATACTTTTTTATCTGTAACACTAGCTCCATTTGCATCATTTACTATACTGTAAATACTGTCTTGCATTAAGGCTCCAGCGGGCAACACATCAATTACTGCCATAGCTGACTGCTTTAGAAAATCGTTTAATTCATTCTGATACTCTGTTAATTGACCAGAACCAACTAGCCTAGGTTTTCCAACTACTGCTTCAATCTGTGTTTGAAAATTTGCCATCAGGAAGGCAGTGCGCTGTTAAATGCAGATAAACTAGAAATAGAGTTTAGAGCTTCTCTGCTTGTTTCTAAATGATTAGAGGCATTACCTCTCATCTTATTTAACACTTCCTGAACTGTGTACTGATAAAGACTGCTTTTATACATAATATTAAGAGCTTCTCCTGCTGTGTATCTATTTAAAGCTATATTAGAATAATTCACGCTATTAACAGTCCCCATTGCTTTTAGCCTTTTATTAAGAGCTTCAGTAAAAGTATGAGTATGTTTTCCGTCTCCATTTATTGTATTCATTCTTTCTTGTAGTGTCATAATTCAGGTAAGGGGCATCTTAGGATGCCCCTTATTTTTCCTTGTCGGTTAAGGTGTTACCATCATTGAATGTGATTCAATCATACTAATCCCAATTCCTTCATCTGAGAAATACTGGTCTTTTACAAGGTCAGCATCATTAGCCTGGATAGAAGCTTCAAACTTTGGCGCTCTATACTGAGCGTGGAATAAGTTTTCAGAATCTACAATAACCATGTGCTTGTTGTAGTAACCACGTAAAGCTGGAGTTGGAATCATTTGCAACACTCCGTGAGGTGTTTCTAGAGTTCTGTAATTGAAACCTAGAGCATCTCTTTTCATGTCGCCAATGTTCACTGTCCAACCTGAATTAGAAGCAAACCCAGAGCCATTAGCCATTTTAGACCAGTACCCTAAAGCACCTGCTCCAACAAAAGCACGTTTCATACCTACAGTTGGCACATACTGGAATACTTTTTCCATTGCGTCAACAAATTCGCTGTAGGAGTCAATATCTCCAGAAGCAAATACATTTTGGTTGTACTTAGTGTTGTCAGAAACACCATGCTTTTCTAATGCAGGAATTATACCCATTGTGGTACGAACAACTTTGTCGCCTGCGTCTAGAATTGATTCATGTCCTGTTCCAAAAGTCCCGCCCTTAATGCCTTGTGGATTAGCTCCAAACAAGAACGCACGTTCTTTTTGTATTTTATGTTCTGCTGATTTTTGGTCACGAAGTCTAGCCAACTCTTTAGATTCTCCTCTTAGAGAAGCCTGCAACAAAGTTCCAGTAATCTCTACAGGTGTTTTAAATATCTGAGTTGAGTTGTAGACAACTTCTAAGTCATCAGCCCAAGCAACTGGAGAACCAGTTCCTTCACCTTGAGCATTACCAACAACTTGAAACATATCGTTATCTGCTAACGTTATGTTTGCAGAACCCATGTTTTTAACAGTTATAGCGCCACTTGAATAAGTCATAATAAGCACAACGCCTTTTTTAGTAGACATTGCCTCATTGTAAACTTCACAAGTAAGTCCTACTAGGTTTTCACCTAATTCAATACCTTCATAAGAACTTGCTGTAGTATCAAGCGTTAACGCTTCAGCGCTTCCAGCATTACCAGTTTCTAAAACTGCGTCAGTTCCGACAGCATCGTTTAATTTAAACTGCTGTTTCTGCCAAGGATTTCTATGTTCAAACATTTTGAAAATAGGGTCAGCCATTCCAGAGATTGTGCCTTGATTAGCAACAACGGTTAGGAAAGGCGCTACGTCTGTCCAAAGTTCCTTAACAACATTTGGACGAATGTAGAAATCTCTTCTTTCATCGTAGAGAACCCCAGTTGAGCCAAGATTTTTAGCTCCTGTAGTAGCTGTATTAGCCATTTTAGTTTCCTCCTAGACCCTCCAAGGTCTATTTTTTATTCGCCATCAAGCCTAAATTGAACATATCATCGTCACTAAACTGAGGTTCGGCTTGTCCAGAGACAATGCCTGCTGGAGTAGGAACCTGAAGTCTTTTGCTTTGATTTTGCATCATTTCGGCTTTCTGTTTTGTTGCAACCTCTGCTTGTGAAGGAGCATTGCGTAGCCTGTCTAAATTGACCAAGTTATCTAAAGACAGAGATTCGGGAGAGCTATAATGTTTAATAAACTCAATAGCTTTATCGTCAGTATATCCATACTGATTCATTAGCTGTTGTTTCATGCCATCCATAGCTTGATTACGTTGAGCTTCTTGTTGGCGCTGTTGCCATACTGCTTCACGCTTATTGTTTTCTTCAATACG